GTGGGCTACCAAAACGGTTACACATTTCATAACTTGTTTCACACTCCAGAAGATATGGAATTCACGGATAAAGGGTACCCAATCGTGAAGGTACCCGAATTATCCGATATGTCATATAACATTTGCGGGTTAAACACGATAAATTCAAGCAAAATCAAACCGGAAGAATATTGTGTTCACTTTTATTTAGAAGATTATATGTTTGAAAGAGTATGGAATAGACCTACTGTATATTTAGACAAATTAAAACAATTTGCGGCAGTAATGCAACCAGACTTTTCTTTATATTCAGATATGCCATTACCTATGCAACAATGGAATCATTATAGGAAACAATGGCTAGCGGCATATTGGCAAAGTAACGGAATAAAAGTAATACCAACAATCGGATGGAGTACAGAAGAATCATTTGATTTTTGTTTTGAAGGAGTACCAAAGAATAGTGTTGTAACAACATCATATTTCGGATGTGCCCAGAACGACGAGTATTGGCAATTATTCCTTGAGGGTTATTTAAGAATGATGGAAACATTACAACCTGAGTTGATATTGTTATATGGCACAGGTAAGAACTTCAAAACATTACCTGGAAATATTTGTTTTATAGATACAAAGGCACCATTCTTATACAAAGGTCGTAAGATTAATAGGTTATTTGATTTAACACCTGACATGATAAATTTATAGATTGCTAGAGTTTTCTATATATTGGGTGTAAGAGATAAAAGGATAAAGAGAAATGGCAGACAATACACATCAAAAGAATCCACACAGACTTCCAAAGTTAAAACAGTTTGTAAGATACGGTGACCAATTAATTAACTTGTTAACGGTTACGGCGTTTAAATACTTTTATTCAGACCCGTATGACAAATGGTATTTAGGTTATTATACAAATACAGGAAGCTGGACTACATTAGATTCAAGTGTGGACCAAGATATAATTATAGAAAAGTTCAAAGCATTACAAAATGAACTTTTGAAATAGAACATTGAAAATATATGGACGCTCTATAGCATAATACATAGAAGGTTGCGGACCTATATGCGGTGCGGAAACCGCAGCGGGTCGACTGTTACGGCAAGTAAACCTAATCAACTTACTTGTGACGGTAACATAGGGATTGATTAACCCAAGAAGCCAGGTGCAAATCCTGGGTGCGTCCCATATTTTAAAAAGGAAAATAAATGGCAAAGACGTGTGCTGATTGTAAATACCATCAATGTTATTCATATTGTATTAGGAAGAAAAGTGCCTGCAATGGTTGGTGTACCAAGAAAAACATAAGGAAACAATGCCAAGGTAGCAGGTGTAAAAGTTTTGTATTAGATGATTTCTTTAGGAACTATGATTTATAAGGAATAAAAAGCCTAGTTTCCTAGGCTCCTTTGTTATTCTTCTATATCTACTATTTGTGCATCGATTTGATAAAAGTTAGTTAAATCACTTGCTCTAAAATTCATCTTATCTACTATTGCTAATGCTTCCTCTTTACTGTTAGCATCTACATATACATTACCCGACATCGTTACATCTACTTGAATACAAAATTCTTTCATTTTAATTGCCCCCTTTTTATTGTTCATAATCGTCTGCCCAGAAACCGTAAGGAATTTCTGCCACATAGCCATTTTCGTCTGAATTATAACGACTTTCAATAATGCTATAGTCTATATTCCAGTTTTCTAACTCCGCTACTGTTCTTTTAATTTCTTCTTCATAATTTGTTTTATTATCAAATCTAATGTGTTTTACTCTTTCAATGTACATTGTTGCCTCCTCTATATAAATAATTCTTTTTCTGCTATAACTTGGATTGTTTGTGTGTGTTTATCAAAATGTCCACTCCAAACAAGTTTGCCAATGTTTAATTCGTAAAATGTTTTAATTCTGAAGTCTTTATTTAATCCCCTTAACTCATCAACTCCATTACTAGCAATTACTTCTAAATCGTTTGCTTGGAAATCAATACCCATTTCTAATAAGTAAGTAACTCTTTCAACTCTTTCAATTTTACCTGTTTTCATTTTGTTTGTTCCTTTCTGTTTTATTTAACTTCCGTACCTTAATTCTAGCATAGTAAAAAACGTTTTACAAGTGTTTTTGTTACAAAAGTTAATAAATATTTTCCAAAATCATACAAATGTATGACTCAACGGAAAAATGTTATAATAAATAACAAGATAACCAATTATTTATAATAACAAGATAGGAGAATAATCTATGTTTCTATTAAATTATATGAAAGCTAGTATGTTAGACGTCAAAAGTCTAATACAAAGATTACAAGAACTCGGAGAGCCACAGAACGATTTTATTATGGCAACGCTTACGGAGTTTCAACAAAGTGAATTATACAAGGAAATGCAAAAAGCCGAGGAGTATTACAAAGGCAAGCATGATATTTTAGAGAAGAAACGTTATTGGATTGATAGAACAGGAACAAAACGTGAGGAAGATAAGTTATCAAACAATAAATTAATCCACCCATACTTTACAAAGCTGGTTAATCAAAAAGTAAACTACTTATTATCAAAGGAATTCTCATTACAGGTTGATGAAAAAGACCCACAAGCAGTTGCATTTCGTGATGCTTGTACAGAATATTTTGATAAAGGCTTTATGAGAAGGCTGAAAACAGTCGGTAGACACGCGATTATCAATGGTATTAGCTGGATTCAGGTATATTATAACGAACAAGGTAAACTCTCGTTTAAACGCATTCCAAGCCGTGAGGTAATACCTTTTTGGCATGACGCAGAACACACGGAGTTAGATGCTATCTTACGTTTTTATAGCATTATTGAATACAAAGCAAATGCTGAAAAAGAGGAAGTAATCAAAGTTGAATATTATACCACTGAAGGTGTTTGGTTCTACGAGATACGCGGTGGCAAATTAAAACTAGATGAAAATCGTGTAACAAAGGAACAACCTTTTACAGGACATTTCCAAACACAAACAGAAGACGAAGAAGGAAATCAAGTTACTGAGGACAGTGTGTGGAATAAGATACCTTTTGTTGCGTTTAAATACAACGACGAGGAAATCAGTTTACTTAACTTTGTTAAAACACTTATTGACAATTACGACCGTACGACAAGTGATACGGCAGACGTGATACAGGACGTTCCAAATGCAATTCGTGTTATTAGAGGTTACGGTGGACAAGACAAAGGTGAATTTTCACAGAACTTGGCTACATATAGAAACGTATTCGTTGATGAAAATGGTGGTGTTGACCAATTAACAAGCCAAGCGGATACAACTTGCACAGAGGCACATCTAACTCGTTTAAAAGAGGATATCTACGATGCAGGTAACGGTGTAAATGTACAGAAAGAAAACCTAGGTGACACTTCTGGAGTAGCATTAAAGATTCGTTATGCGGATTTGGATGCCGACTGTATGGCAATGGCAAGTAATTTCTCAGCAAGTATTGAGGAGTTATGTTGGTTTATACAGGTTGATATGATGAATGAATTGCCAGACGGTGAATTTGATGACATTGAATTTGATGTTATATTTAACACAGATGGCATTATTAACGAAAGTGATGTAATTAATGATTGCAAGAATTCAGTTGGAATTATTAGTGATGAAACTATACGTGCAAACCACCCTTGGGTTACTGACCTTGAGGATGAAACAGAAAGAGTGGAAGCACAAAAAGAAGCAGATATGGAACTTGAAGCAGAAATGTTTGGAACTAATAATCCTAATGGAAACACTCAACCACCAACTGGACAAGACGAATAACAGAGGTGACTTATGCCTAAAAGAAGTGAAGAATATTGGCAAAAGCGTTTTGAAGAGATTCTTGTCAGTAACGAAAAACTAGGTCTAAATTACGAAAAAGAGATGGCGGGTATCTACGAACAAACAAAACAAAACCTGCAAAAGGAATTGGAGTCGTTCTACCAACGTTATGCAAATCAAACTGGATTGGACCTTGCGGAAGTTAAAAAACAATTAAACCCGGCACAATTAAAAAGGTTCCGGGTACAACAACAGGTATATCTAGACAAAGTTAAAAAGTTAATTGAACAGGGTGCTGACCTTTCAAAATACGAGGAAACACTAAAGAAACTATCAGCAAGAGCTTATGTTACTAAATTACAGGAGTTACAAAATAACCTAAATTCGGAAATAACCCTACTAACAGGTGAACAACAAGTTAAACTGACACAAACACTTGGTGACTCTTATTTACAGGGTTATTTCAAATCAGTTTACGCCTTACAAAAGGGAATCGGATTTGGATATTCATTTACAGTTCCAAATAATCAGGACGTCAAAAAGGTATTACAAACTCCTTGGAATGGAAACAACTACTCAAAGTCTATTTGGAATAACAAAGCAAAATTAACTAATTGGTTGAATACAGATTTACCAAGGCACTTTGCGGCAGGTAATAGTGTTCAACAAATGAGTAATGATTTAGTTAATAAAGTTGAAACAAACTATAAAAATGCCGTTAGGTTGGTAAGAACTGAAGTAAATTACATTACAAACCAATCAACAATGGATGCTTACGAGGAACAGAACGTTGATAGGTATCAAATATTAGCAACATTAGACAGCAGGACAAGTGAAATTTGCCGTGATTTGGATGGTAAGATAGTTGATGTTAAGGACAGACAAGTTGCCGTGAATATGCCACCATTCCACGTTAATTGTAGAACAACCACAATTCCATACTTTGAGGACGAGGAATGGGAAGACTTGGAACGTGTGGCAAGAGACGACAAAGGAAATAATTATACAGTTCCGGCAAACATGACATACAATGAATGGAATGAAAAATATGGACAGGGTGCAAAAGTAAAACAAGGAAAAACAGTTCCTGGTCCACAAGACACCAAACCAGTAGACCAGACCAGTGTACCAGTAAAAGAACCAGAGTATAAATTTATGACACAAGAGGACATTGATAATTGGTCCGAAGAAGTTGTACCTA